AAAAGGAGTTTTCTTAAAGAAGATTGGTAGATTCGTTAGTCCCGCTCCTGGTTTTAATATTGTTGCTACTGCCAACACAAAAGGTAAAGGTAGTGATGATGGTAGATTCATCGGTACTAACGTATTGAACGAAGCATTCCTTGAGAGATTTGCTGTTACTTTTGAGCAAGAGTATCCATCAGTTGCTACTGAAGTTAAGATACTTGAGCGTGTTGCTGCTAAAGCAAATATCGTTGCTCCTGAGTTCTGCAAGAGACTTGTAGATTGGGCAGACATCATCCGTAAAACCTTCTATGATGGTGGTATAGATGAAGTGATCAGTACTCGTAGATTGGTTCACATTCTACATTCCTACAAAATCTTTTCAAACAAAGAGAAGTCAATTCAAGTTTGCATTAATAGATTCGATGCAGAGACTAAGCAATCCTTCTTAGAATTGTATGACAAAGTTGATGTAGAGTTTCAAATTTCTAAATCCGAATTAAACGATGAATCTGTGGAAAAATTATAAAGGTGCACTCCACGAAATGTTCCCTCTGCATTGTGCAGATGGGGACGTTTGGGCACAATGGGAAAGTAAAGGAACTTCCCTAACAGCAAAGACCTACACAACTCCTTACTTTATCAAAGCAAGAGAAGTTGAAATATGGGATGATAAAAGCTGTATCTACAACAACATCATATATCCAAAGACGGGCAGTAACCTGCCCTGTTTTGGTATGGACTTGATGGGATTTTTTCAAAAGAAAGTCATTATAGTTTTTGACTATCAACATCCAGTAGAAAACTATTTGTTCTCAGTTGATGGATTACCAAAGAGTGAAGGAGACTATCGTTTCTTTGAACCTGGTAATCACTTCTCTGAGAATGTTTATATTGCTAAATGCACTATGGATGAAGTCGATGACCACTTGGAAATGTTTAAGACTTACTTGACAAAGTACAAGGATATGATAGAATTAGAGAAACCCACTGGTACAGATACCAGTGTTTATAAGGACTTCGATGCTTACATGACTAAACTTGATCCTGTATCAGGATACCTGAAAGGAAAGTTTGGAGAAGATAAAGCAGAGAGTCTGGTAAACGATTTTCTATTTACATATGGTTAACGCATGGAGTTTGGCATATGACACTCTTAATGGAACACTTGATAAGGAGTATCCTATTTTGAATCATCAATTTAAATATCATGAGGAAGAGATCCTCAAAGACATAGAAGAATATATTTCTTCTACTTACAACGGACATTACACAGGTTCTAAACATGAGTACCGTAAAGTCCAGACAATAGATCTAATGGCATCTAGAGATCTTGCACCTCATTTCTGTCAAGCAAACATACTTAAGTATGGTAGTAGATATGGAAGTAAGAACGGTAAAGATAAAAAAGACTTGCTAAAAGTTATACATTATGCTATGTTATTATTACACTTCGACGACCACTATGGCAAACCTTCAATGACCAGTGGTAATATTGATCACTTTATGCCATGAAATTGAGAAAACAATTTACTATGAAACTATCTGAAAAAACATCTTCCATCCTCAAGAACTTTTCTTCTATCAATGGTTCTATTCTAGTTAAGGAAGGTACTTCACTCAAAACTATGTCTCCCATGAAGAATATTCTTGCGGAAGCAACTATTGATGAAGACATGCCAAGGGACTTTGCAATTTATGATTTACCGCAGTTCCTCAATACCATTGATCTGATGGATGGTCCTTTGCTTGATTTTACTAATGAACACTATGTTGTTATCAAACGTGAACGTAGTAAGTTCAAGTATTGGTTCTGTGATCATACCTTAGTTCCTTCACTTCCAGAGAAAACAATTGAGTTACCTAGTAGAGATGTTTGTTTTCAAATAGAACAAGAACAACTACGTCAATTGACTCGTGCTGCTGATGTTCTTGGTCTTCCAGATTTGTCTGCTATTGGCGATCGTGATTCTATCAAACTTGTTGCTCGTGATAAGAATAATCAAACTTCTAATGACTATTCAATTGAAGTAGGAAGAACAGATAAAGAATTCATATTCAATTTTAAAAGAGAAAATATTAAGATTATTCCAGAATCTTATGATGTTGTTGTCTCTAAGAAACAACTTGCTAGTTTTAGTAACACAAAACTAAACCTTAATTATTTTATTGCCCTTGAACCAGATTCAGTCTACAACGACTAAATCTATTATTTTGTTATGTCTGATTTTCTTTGGGTCGAAAAGTACCGACCTAAAACTATTGATGATTGTATTTTACCCACTTCTATTAAGACTACCTTTAAAGAGTTTCTTGAGAAAGGTGAGGTTCCTAACCTCTTACTATCAGGTCCTCCTGGTGTAGGTAAAACTACAGTTGCCAAAGCACTATGTGAAGAACTTGGAGCAGATTACTATGTTATCAATGGATCTGATGAGGGAAGATTTCTAGATACGGTACGGAACCAAGCAAAGAACTTTGCAGCAACCGTATCACTTTCTTCGTCTGCAAAACATAAAGTCATCATTATTGATGAAGCAGATAACACAGGGAATGATGTACAACTTCTCTTACGTGCTAACATCGAAGCATTTTATAATAACTGCCGATTCATTTTTACCTGTAACTATAGAAATAAAATCATTGAACCTCTCCACTCCAGATGTGCAGTTGTAGAGTTCAACATTAAAGGTAAGATGAAGAGTCAACTTGCTGCAAGTTTCTATGGACGTCTTAAAACTATCCTACAGAAAGAACAAGTTGAGGCAGATGATAAAGTCCTGATTGAAATTATCCAGAAACACTTTCCTGACTGGCGACGTATTTTAAATGAGTGTCAGCGATACTCTGCTAGTGGAAAGATTGACTCTGGCATTCTTGTTGATATGTCAGATGCCAATACCTCTGATCTTATGGGTTTCCTCAAAGATAAAAATTTTCAAGAGGTTCGTAAATGGGTAGTTGCTAATCTGGACAATGATATGGCATCTCTTCTTAGAGGTGTCTATGATGCCCTTTCAGATAATATGGAAGGTCCTGCAATGGCAGCAGCAATTTTAATTATTGCAAAGTACCAATATCAGGCAGCATTTGTTGCCGACCAAGAGATTAACCTTCTCGCTTGTTTAACTGAAATTATGGTGGAGTGTGAATTCAAATGACTAAAAGCCCAAACAAATTTATAAGAAAACGTGAAAAGATCAGAGCACAAATGAAGTCCAGATTCTATTACTTGTTCTGGGGTGCAGCAACTGTATCTGTATTTGCAGGTCAGATGTATGTTGGATCTGGATATCGTAAAATGTCCAACTCTCTTGACATTCTTGTCAAAACTTACATCAATAGACCAAGAACTGCGCCAGCAGAAAAACCCTTATATCAAATGCCAATCATCAAATGAAATATTTGAAGACTCCTCTTCGATATCCTGGTGGTAAGTCAAGGGCAGTTCCTAAACTCTTCAAATATTTCCCAGACATGAGTAATATTAAAGAGTACAGAGAACCTTTCCTTGGTGGAGGTTCTGTTGCTATTGCTATCACTAAACAATATCCTGACATTGATATTTGGGTCAATGATTTATATGAACCATTGTACAATTTCTGGGTTGAGTTGAGAGACAATGGTGATTATTTGCACGATCAATTACAACAATTAAAATCTAGATTTCCTGATCAGGGTTCTGCCAAGGGATTATTTCTAGATGCAAAAGAAATAGTTACAGACGAAACCCAAAAAGATAAGGACAGAGCAGTTGCTTTTTATATTATTAATAAGTGTAGTTTCTCTGGTCTCACTGAGAGTTCGTCCTTCTCTCCACAAGCAAGTGATTCCAACTTCTCAATGCGAGGAATCAATTTCTTGCCAGAATATTCAGGATTAATCACCAATTGGAAAATTACAAACCTTAGTTATGAACAACTCCTCTGTGACGACAAACAAACCTTTATCTATCTCGATCCGCCCTACGACATTAGATCCAACCTATATGGTAAACGTGGAAACATGCACAAAGGATTTGATCACGATGTCTTTGCTAGTGATTGTGACCGCTTTATCAGTCCTCAACTCGTATCTTATAATTCGTCTCAACTGGTCTGTGAAAGATTCAAAGGGTGGGAAGCAGGACAATTCGACCACACCTACACCATGAGATCTGTAGGAACATACATGAATGATCAACAGGAAAGAAAAGAACTGGTGCTTTCAAATTATGGAACTTAAAGATTGGTTAAACTCGATCAACTATAATAAAGATGATCTTTCCGAAGACATCAAATCATATCCTCCTTACATTATTAACCGTTGTTTATCAGGACATATGGACTGCATAATGTTTGCTAATGAGATGAATATGTATTCACATCTTGACAAAGATATGCAATATTATTTTTATCTAAATAGTCTCAGGAAACGGAAAAGATTTTCTCCTTGGATCAAAAAAGAAAAGATCGAAGACATTGATTCCGTCAAACAATATTATGGATATAGTAATGAAAAGGCTAAACAAGCATTGCGTTTATTATCAGAAAGTGAACTCAACTACATTAAGTCAAAGCTTGACATTGGAGGAACTAAATGACGGTATCTGAACCCCAAGTATCTTGGTCGCAAAATAATATGGTTGAGGTCTCCCTCAACGAACCAGATGATTTCCTAAAAGTCAGAGAAACTCTTACTCGTATCGGTGTTGCATCTCGTAAAGAAAAAAAGTTATATCAATCCTGTCACATTCTACACAAACAGGGTCGTTACTATATTGTCCATTTTAAAGAGCTTTTTGCCCTTGATGGGAAGCATGCAAATCTTACTATTAATGACGTTCAAAGACGTAATCGTATAGCACAACTGCTATCTGACTGGGGATTAATTACAATTGTATCGGAGAGTGAAGTTGGAGATATTGCACCACTAAATCAAATTAAAGTACTGGCATTTAAAGAGAAGGGAGAGTGGACACTAGAGTCCAAATATAATATTGGTCGTAAGAAAACTGCTGCCGAAAGCGAATAACCGTAATGAAAAGGGAGGTTTTTACACCTTCCTTTTTTTGTGTCTTAACCTATATAATAATTGAGGATGCCTAATGGGTCCTTATTAAAAAAACAGACGCTTAAGGAGGTCAATTATGTGGACGACTAGCATGAGGAAGTATGGTGTAAATGACATTGTACAATTTCTAAATGATGTAGAAAAAACTACTATTGGTATGGATGAGTGGGTGCAAAGACTTGCTGCACAACATACAAGTGAAAGGTCATCTTATCCCCCATACAATCTAGTTAAAGAATCAAATACGGATTTCAAACTTGAAATCGCACTAGCAGGTTATCACAGAAAAGACATTGATGTTTATTCTGAATTAAATAAATTAGTTGTTGAAGCTAAAAAAGGTGATGATGATAATTCTGAGTATGTACATCGTGGATTAGCAAGACGAGCATTTACTCGCACATGGACATTATCTGATGATGTCAAAATTGATAAAGTAGATTTCACGGATGGTTTATTGACGATTAGTTTAAAGAGAATCATTCCCGAACACCATAAGAAGAAGGTGTACTCGATCGGAGAACCTCAACTCTTGAACGAATAAATAATAAAACTCAAAGGACTCTTGACAAAAACCAAGAGTCCTTTTATAATGCTAACATAACCTTATACAAATATGACAGTATCGATCGTTTACTTAATATCTGGTGAAACTCTCATTTCTGGTGTGGAAGAAGTCTTGGTAGGTGAAAGACTTATCGGATACAGACTTCATAACCCACATAGACCAGACATCATGATGGATGGACAAGATCCTGGTATGGCTCCTGGTCCTGGTGGTGCAGATCAAGATGGTGACTCTGATAACCTAAGAGACTTGTATGGTGGTCATGGTAAGAACCCTATGATGGGTGACCCTTCTAGATTCCTAACAGATAAGAACCCTCTACTTAAAGAAAAGAAACTAAAAGACAATGAACAGGAAATTGATATTAACCTGATTCCATGGCAACCTCTTGCTAAAGAAGCAGTGTTTACTATTCCTGCAGATAAAATCATTTGTGTCTATGCACCAGTCAGAGATTTGGAAGCAGCATATCTTGAAAAACTAAATGAAGAAGGTGGTGAAGATCCTTCTAGCAAGAAAAAGAAGAAGTCTAAATCAGTCAAACAAATCTTGAATGA